CTAGATGAAGACTTGCTCTTCCTCTGTCCTCGTCTTGTGCTCTTTTAAGATCTTGCTCATAGATTTGCTGTAAAATAGGTACTCTTTCAGGGTTCTTTTTAAGAGCCATATAATAAGCTAAACCAGAAACCATTGGCGGGATAAACCGACTAGGTATTTCTTGATCCTCCGCAGAAGCACCTACATCGTCTATTCTTTGAATACGATAAGATAAAAAGATATCGGTAGAATTGTCAGGTGTTGGCCAAAGGTATAGAACAGGAGTAGTTTGTCTATCAACAAAAAATTCTGTTGGTCTAGCCTCTGTTGTCTTAGTAGGGATATTTAGATATTCCTGCCGACCAACTCTTGATAATTGATAATCTGTCTGAATACCATTAATGGTACGTCTAAGGACAGCTTCTAATACATCAATATCATAAGAATTAAGCGTATAGCTTGCCGTGCTTTCAGTTAAAGTTAAACTGACTTCAGCAATCGTCCAGATATTAATGCCTCGATTAGACCAATCTGCGAACATAACATTCATAGACCGTCTAGCCGTTGCGGCATCATAACCTGTCCGAGCTTCTAGCCCAGCAAGCTCATACGCTTCCTCTATTGCTTCTCCTGTGTCTAATGAGAATGTTTTAGTACCCGAAGTAGCCATGATCTAGGATCCTGGAGCTTCATAATACTTCAAAAATTCACACCATACAGTGTATTCATTACCTGCGTCAGATGTAGAGGGGACAACAAATACAACATCGCCTGTGTAACCAGATGCTGCTGTATTTTGTAATCCACCTATAGTACTGAAATCAAAGGCATTGTCATAAGACATCGTTAAAAAAGTAACATCAGTGGTTGCATCCCAATCAAGAGAAGCAGGAGCATCAGTGCCTCCGCCAACTGTGTACCAAATTCTATTCAATGAGACGTGTGCGCAAGATTCACGATTTAAAGTAGATGTGTTTAGTGCAGAAACATCTACTAAAGTGGTGCTGCTTGCGCTTCCGTCTGAATAAACAGAACAATAAACAATGAGCTTTCTTTCGCCATCATCTTGATTAGTGGGACCTGTGACTGTATTAGCCATAATTTACCCCCTATTCGTAGATTAGTCTGCTAATTGCTTCGTGATGTACATCTAAGGCTTTCGCTGATGCTGCACCCCCCTCAATTCCAATATATGGAATAAGGTTGATGTCATTAGTCAAAGCTGCCGTTGGCGTCGTTCCAGTTGTAACCGCTGTACCACCGGTGCTACCAGAAGTAGTCGTTACATTATACTGAACACCATTAACAAATATAGATGCCTTCCTATTGGAATCAATCGTTATCTTGAACCTGTATATTGTGTTAGCTGCAACTGTGATTGGCAGCGCACTAATATAATCAGTGCCCGCTATACTATACACAAAATGCCACAGAGTATAATCAGTGAATGCTTCAGAGTTTGTTGCATCAGTCTGGAATTTAAAATACGCTTGATTAGCATCAGTAGCGATTAATTGATCGTTGGTTAGTTTTAACCCCGCCCAAATCTTCTGATCAGCAATTGCATTTGTAGATACTGCACATTCCCATTCTACCTGATTTTCCGTTCCCCATCCTACACCTGTCCAAGATGTTTGGTTAGTGTCCAAATGAGGTAGAATAATGGATTGATCTTGATCTGCTCCAGCAGTTGTAATTGTAAGACCTGCTCTATCAGAATCAAAGGTTACTAAAGCAGTGGTCATATTAGTTCCCAATACTTCAAAATCCAGATTATACGCAACAGCAATTGCTGCATTAAGTGCTGGTTTTTGGTTCCAAGATTCGTTTAAATAATAACGCCTTGTATCTCGTGTAGAAATAGAAGTACTTGAATTATCAGAAACTACTCCTGTCGTAGCGTTTTTACTTATTATTCTGAAACCATTTTCAGACCTGACTGGTCCATTAAAAGTTGTATTTGCCATAATTTTTTCTCCCGAAAAAAGCCTATCGTCTTTGGCTTAGTCTGCTAGGTCAGTCGATAGGTAAAGTTATCCTAGAAAGTTGATGCGGGTTGAGTGAGAAACCCCCGCATCACAGGTTCCATATTTCGCTTGCGTTTAAGCCCTATGCTCCTGGGGAACCAAAGATACCACGCCAATCAGACCAGCCGAAGCTGTATCGTTCTCGCGCTTTGTATCGTACATTTCCAGTTTCAAAATCGCCTTCCATGTTAGTGGAAACAGCGGTTCTGACGAAATGTTTCATTCCATTAGGAACATCAGTTTTAAGGAACCACGCGTCCGTGTCTGTCAAATAATGATTAACAGCATAACCATCAGGAATCATTGACATGTTCCTAATAGCGTTGATGTCATTATCTGCTGTACCTACACGTCCAGGTGTATTCAGTAACCGATCTGCAATGAACTGTAATGCTGGTGGCACAATTAATCGTTGTGCTTGAGCATTAACTTTCAGACCTCTTTCATCTTTAAAACCAGCAAGATCAATCAATGCTTGTTCCATAGATGTTTCATTAAGGTCTGCTGCCGTGGTTAGTTCGTTCTTCAGGTCTCCAGCAGTTAACGTACCATGATCGGTGGCAAAGAGTTCTTTACCATCTCCTCCTGGATATGTACTACTAAAACCATTATTCAACACATTCGCAGCTTTAATCTGCTTAGTTTGTTGCATCGAACGAGCAAGTGCACGGGTGTACCTTGCAGACAGGGTATCATAGAGATTATCTTCCATCGCCTCTTCAGTCAAAGAGAACGCTAAAGCTACAGTACTATGTACATAACGAGCTGTCCAAGTTTCTTGGGCAGTGTCATATTTAACTGCAGCGCCTTCTCCTTTAACTGCTGCTTCTCCAAAACCAGAGAGCATTACTTCTTCCTCATAAGCACGATCAGAACTTTCGGTATCGAAAATCATCGTGTGCTCATTGGCGTAACGTGCATACTCTAGTCCGAATAAAGCATTCAGTCCTGGAACAAGTTCTTTAACGAGCTGCGCTCTATTAATTGCCATTACTTATCTCCTTATTCAAATGGATTAGCGGGGAAACGGAAAAAGGCTCTAGCACTCGCTGCTATTGAATTGCTTGGTGTGTCGACAAAGCCAACACAAAGAGCAACGCCAGAAGAAGTAGTCCCAGTAACGCCTTCAGCCGAACGACCAGTATTTGTACTACCTGCCGTTGTTGAAAGAGTGTACTTATTGCCAATAAAACTCACCGCTGGTGTACCAGCAGTAAATTGAGCCTCATAAACGATGTCAGGATCGTTATATATGTAGGCTTGAGCATCTATACTTCCTAGAGTTGCCACATCAGCAGTCCAATATCTTGCGAATACAGGAGAACCATCCGTCTTCTCATAATAAACGCCAGCAAATACTCCAATAGGAGCACCAGTAGCCGTGCCTTGAATAAGGTATCCGCCAGAAAGATTACAAACATCGCCACTATAAATAGCGGTGTCGTAAGCACTTTGGATCCTCATTTGAGCAGGTCTAATGGTTCCACCAGTTAAATGATAAGCTGGTGTAAACCCATTCGGGTCATTAACATTTGCCATAATTTATTTACCCATATTATTAAAGGTTAATCTTCAGAAAGATCCCGTTTTGTACCAAACTCCGTTTTCGTCTGACGATTCGGTTGTTCGATAGGCATAATGGGATTACTTTCCCTCATTAATTCAGAATCAACAGCCTGCATGGACTCATCTGTCATTTTTTTAAAATAAGCAGTTCGTTCATCGACTATTGTTTCGTCTATTTTTGCTAAGATTAAGCCACCAACGCCAATAACACCTGCGTGTTTTCCATCCTCAATTGTGGGTCCTTGAAACTCAGGATGAGTTTCAGCCCTCACTGGCTCGAATCCTTCACGAATACGCTTAGACATATTCGTTTTGTCTTCTTGCCCAAGGATGCTTTCACGAATCCAGCGATATTTATATCCTGGAGGTGGTTTAGGTGCGTCTAAACTAGACGGTGGTTGCCAAGGTTTTCTGCGAGTTTTTTCTACTCGTACTTCAGCAGAACGGGAGTTACGGTCTGTCATATTATACTCCTATATTAGACGTACTTTGCGTACTCTTCTAGTGGCACACCAAGTTTTTTAGCAATTGCTTGCTGACTTGCTGTGAGTTTTACTTTTTTGGTCTTTC